GAACTTTATTCTTCAACCACTTCGCTCCCTTGGTAGGGTTTTTATCATACTCTTTAGTAGTATAGTTGATAACATCTTTTGCTTTATGTTTACCACCAGATAAGAACTGAATGTAGTCTGCCCAAAGAGGTAGGTGATCCATGAATGTTTTCTTTGAAAAAGTTCCGTCTTTCTTCTCTGCGTAGTTTTGAAATACTGAATAGTTAGTGAAGTTATGATCTTTACCTGTTGGTATTCCTATCTTAGGAAAGAGTTTTCTTAACTTTGCTCTTTGACTACTGAATGCCATT